TATAGCAAAATTTCTAAATAAAAATTTTGATGAGTTAAAGAAAAAACTTAGTAAAAAATTTTGGTCACAAATACAAGAGTCATTACTGTCACCAAGAATGGTCTATACTGGATCATATGATACAGCAAATGATCATGTACGACATATTTTTTCTGAAAACCCATCAAATATTAATACAAAAGAGATATATAAAATATTGGAAATTGGAAAATTTAAATGGTTTAATTCTCCTATTATTGATTTAAATAAACCTGATGATATTTATTTTACAACTCACATTAATGCTAAAAGTAATCCTGGACATTATTTTTCAAAGTTAATTTCACATAAAAAAGGAACAGTACTTGAATACTCTGTACCAATTGCTGTAACTTTACTTAAAGAAATTGCTGAAAAACCTTGTAAAAATTTTTATCTTTGGCAGATGCTTGGTAGAGAAAAAGATATTAAGGTTGATCAAGCCACTGGAACTGAAGTTGGTACTCGTATAATTATGAATACTGAAGCTCCAGCTAGCTTATTACTTTGTAATTTTGCACAAAAAATATCTTTAGCTCTACAACAAAATAGTCAAAATATTAAATTTGATACAAAAGAAGAGTTTGATGCAAGAAAATATAGAAAATACTATGAAAATAATTTAAAGTATGATTACTGGGTTGATGCTGATTGGAAGAATTTTGATAGTAATGTAGAGAGACAATTCATTATTATAGCAATGGAGATTTTACTAAGTGAGATCTCAAAATTAAATAAGGAAAATTGTCGTATCTGTTTTTATATCATGTCTTCCATCATTACAAAATATGTAGCTGTTCCACCTGGAATTGTGGTAGAATTGAATAAATCTGTTCCATCTGGACATCCATTTACCACATTATGTAATTGTAATGTTAATTTAATTTATTGGTCAATAATTGGTTATAAGATTTATGGGGAAAACTATACTGATATGATGGATATCACAGTATATGGTGATGACGCATTAGTATGGTTTAAATATCATAAGAATTTAGCAAAAATTGATACAATAATTAATAGCATTGGAATTAAGAGTGAACCTTTAATACAAAATCTCTACCCGTGTAAATTAAATGTAGGAATTGAAGAACATCCTGATTTTCTTAAAAGGAGATTCAATATGGTTGAAATTAAATGGAATACAAAGAAGATGTTTGATAGATTACTATATCAAACTAAAAATAGAGATATAATTGACCAATTGGATCTCCCTTTTTCATATTTACAGACAGCTCCTTTTGATGATGATCTTTTTTATTTTTGTAAGAAATATTTACAATTTATGCGTCTACAATATTTTGAAGAAATTGATAGAGAGGTGATTGATAAATATACAAAAATATTAAGTGACATTGGGAAGACTAAAAGTAGATTTACTGAGAAAA